AAATACAGTATAGTGAAAAAACTTTAGCAGAACAACTAAAAATCGCTGCAAAAAGATCTTATAATGTAGATAAAGATGGAAAGCCTTTATTTGTTCCTTCTACAACAAAGATGAAACGAGCAAATATAGTTACTGCACGTGGCGTAGAATATACGGAAAAGAGAAAAATACCACAGTGGGAAAAAGAAAATAGAAACGATTACTACATAGAAAACTTTTTTACCGGAGAATGGCTAAACAAACAATGAAAACAGAATTAGTAAAAATCAACAAGGTGCATCTTGCACCGAACAACCCACGTGTTATTAAGAACGACAAGTTCCGCAAACTTGTCCGCAGTATTCAAGAGTTCCCTGATATGCTCAAGGTTCGTCCTATCGTAGTAGATGACGATGGCGTTGTGCTTGGTGGGAATATGAGGCTACGTGCCTGTATCGAAGCAGGACTCAAAGAGGTTTACATTATTAAGGCTTCGGAGTTCACCGAAGAACAAAAGAAGGAGTTCGTTATCAAGGACAACAGTTCCTTTGGAGAATGGGATTGGGATTTGCTTGCAAACGAATGGGAGATTGAGGACTTGAGCGATTGGGGCTTGGACATTCCTGCCTCATACTTTGACGAAGATATCGAGCCGGAGTTCGATATGGACGAACTCGACAAAGACCTTGATACTTATATCAACGCAAAGGTCAAGCAGATTACTATGTACTTCGACAATCAGCAGTACGAATACGTACTTGCGAAGTTGCAGGAGATTATGGAGGAGCGTGAGCTTGAGAGCAACACGGATGTTATCGTAGCATTATTAGAGGAGTACGAGGCTAAATGAAAATCTTCATAAATAGCGTAGACCGTTGGGATAGCATAAGCGTTCATACTTTGCTTGATGGCTACGATTGGTACGTGGTTGTCCACGACCAAGAGCAGTACGATTTGTACAAAGAAGTTATACCGGAGGACAGGCTAATAAATAGCGAAACTCGTAGGAGTATAATCGACATACGAAACTATATCATAGAAGAACTTGTAGAGGAAGGGGAATGGTACATACGCCTTGACGACAACATTACCCATCTCACTATGGTAGATGACGCTCACTATGGTTTTAGCACGTTAGACGTGCAAGGGGAACCGGAAAAGTTTAAAGACGTTTACAACACACCTACGGACTTCTCAAAGGTATATGAGAAGATAGTTGGGATGACGAAGATGGCGGAGCGCACCGGAGCCAACCTCATTGGTTTTTGTTCCAATGAGAACTTTTTCTTCCGCAGCAAAAAGTATAGAGACGTAGGATACATCATTGGGAAGGCCGTTGTTCATAGAAAGACCGACCTTCTAATTGATAAAAACTTGGTAAGTACTGACGACTACGGATATACGGCACAACAGTTGTACGAGTACGGCAAGGTTCTAATCAACAACTACATTTGCTTCCACAAGAAGCATTATAGTCCGGGAGGTATTGGTGGCCGTGGAAAGAAAAGCGAGATATACGAGCGCAGGAAAGCCAACAAAATCAAGGACGTAGAGTATCTGATGGAAGAATTCCCTGCACTTTTCCGTTACTCAAGTAAAAAGACGGGAGATGCAAAAGCGGAAATACAAATCCGCTTTACCAATATCAACCAAGTAAAAAAGTGGAGAGCAGCACTACGATATGAAAAGACTCGACCTAAAACGCAAGGAGATTGACATAGACAAGTTCAAGAAGCGCACGGCATTGCGCTCTGACGTTAGCAAAATCATAAAAGAAGATGTAATTATCTATGTTGACGACCAACCTACGGTGCTATACAAGAAACTTGATACGGACACCAGCGCATTGCGTTGGGCTGTAAAAAACATTCAGTACGGCACCGGCAAAAGAAGCCGAGGCCTTGTAAGCACAAGTGCTATCTTTGGCTACTCCCCAAGAGTAGCTATGCGCCACGACTATTGCACGGTTACGGCAATGGCTATAAACCACAAGAAGCAGCACCACGTTATCACAAACTTTGCTAAAGAGCTTGTAGGATACTACAAAGAATACTTTCCCGAACGCTATGAGTTCCACACAAAGACAGTAGAAGAACGTGTGATGCAGGATTGGACTATCGGAGGCAGCCCTTTCACTTCCGGTATTGTAAACAAGAACAACCAATTAAAATACCACTTTGATGCAGGAAACTTCAGAGGTGTACTTTCCAATATGGTTGTATTCAAGAAAGACGTAGCAGGAGGGTATCTCGTAATACCCGAACTTGATATCGCATTAGAAGTAGCAGACAACACACTAACGGTATTCAACGGACAAGAAATCCTACACGGAGTAAGCACCATAGAATACGAAAACGAACACGCCTATCGCTATTCAGCAGTATATTACTCATTGGAACAAATGTGGAAGTGCGAGCCGTTAGATGATGAGATAGCAAGAATCCGTAAACTAAAAACGGAAAGGGAGAGGAAACGCCTCGACCCTGAACACCTGAATAGCCTACGAAAAAGAAAAGAAGAACTGCAAGAAAATAGTGTAAAGGAACTAATAAAGAGTAAAAAGAAAAATGGCAAAATCTGACATAACTAAAAAGGCTATGCTTCAAGCACTTGAAAAGTCGCTTGGGGTCGTTACCTCTGCCTGCAAGAGCGTAGGTATATCAAGAGAAACCCACTACCGATGGATGAAAGAGGACGAGATGTATAGGGATTCAGTAAAAGAGCTTGAGAATGTAGCTATTGATTTTGCAGAAACTCAACTACACAAGCAGATAAGCGGTGGCAACCCCACCGCTACTATCTTTTATCTAAAGACCAAAGGAAAGAGCCGTGGCTATGTTGAGCGTCAAGAAATTCAGCACGAAGGCGATGCCGGTCTACGCATTGAGATTATAGATGGCAACACTTCAGACTAATGTTGTATTCCGACACCTGCAAAATAGCAATAGCAGGATAGTTGTAGAGCAAGGCGGTACACGTTCCGGCAAAACCTACAACATTCTCATTTGGATTATAACCTTTTGCTTGCAGCCGGAGAACACCGGCCTGACCCTAACGATATGTCGTAAGACTTTCCCTTCGGTTAGGGCTTCGGTTATGAGAGACTTCTTTGAGATACTTGACAACATAGGCAAGTACAATCCGGAGGCGCACAACAAAAGCAGCAGCGAGTATTACTTGGGAGGCAATATGATTGAGTTCATATCCCTTGACCAACCTCAAAAGGTTCGTGGTCGTAAGCGTGATATGTTATATATCAACGAGGCCAACGAGCTGCACTTTGAGGATTGGCAGCAGCTTGTGATGCGTACTACGGGTAAAATCATTCTTGACTACAACCCTTCTGACGAGTTTCATTGGATATACGACAGGGTGATACCAAGAGACGATGCGGAGTTCTATAAGACCACCTACCTTGACAATCCTTTTCTTTCTGATGCTATCATATCAGAGATTGAAAGGCTGAAAGAAACTGACGAAACCTATTGGCAGGTGTATGGCTTGGGAGAACGTGGGCAAAGCAAGGCAGTTATCTTCACCCACCAACAGGTGGACAAGATACCGGAAGGAGCATCGCTTGTTGCAGCAGGTATGGACTTTGGTTTTACCAACGACCCGACAACGCTTGTTGTGGCGTACCGCAAGGATTTAGACTTGTACTTCGAAGAGCTTGTGTATCAGACAGGTTTAACAAACCGTGATATACACATTAAACTGCAGTCGCTTGGCTTCGACAAGCGCACGGAGATATTTGCAGATAGTGCTGAACCGAAGTCAATCAAAGAGCTTCAGTTGTTTGGTTGGAACATAAAACCAACGGCCAAAGGGAAGGATTCCGTAATGGCCGGTATTGATATGCTAAAACGATATAGGCTTAATGTAACTAAATCAAGTACCAACTTGATTAAGGAATTAAGAAACTATAAATTCGTAGAGGACTACAACGGTAAAGTATTAAACAAGCCGGTAGATGCTTTTAACCACGCCATTGATGCGGTGAGGTATGCTACCTACAATCGTTTGAGCCGACCAAACTACGGAAGGTACGCAGTACGTTAAAACAGTTACTTGATTATGAAGGTTGATATTATAGTTCCGGAAGGGCTTGAGGACATTACACTTGAGCAGTATCAGAAGTTCCTCGCCTTAAAAAGCGAGGACGAGATGTTCCTTGCACAAAAGTGTGTGGAGATATTTTGTCAAGTTCCATTGATACTTGTAGATAGAATGCCGTTCAATACTGTTCAGAGACTCGCTAAACAGGTTTTTAGTTATTTCGAGGACAACCCTTCGCTGAAACAAAAAACAACGCTTAAAAAGCGTTTATACGGTTTTGTGCCAAACTTGGAGCAAATAAGCCTTGGGGAGTATGTTGACCTTGACGAGAACATATCGGATTGGAAGAATATGCATAGAGCGATGGCCGTGTTGTACCGGCCTGTCGTTAGCGAAGCAGGAAACTACTACGAAATAGAAGAATATGACGGCACGGACAAGTATGCTGAAACAATGAAGGAACTACCAATGAGCGTTGTATTAGGAGCGTTGGTTTTTTTTTATCATTTAGGAATCGACTTGTCGATAGCTATGACGGACTATTTGGAGCAAGAGATGAACACGACCTCTCTGCCGAAGCCAACTTCGGAAGAAAGTGGGGGTGGTACGGCAGCTTCTATCAACTTGCTCAAGGAGACGTTACAAGATTTGAAGCGGTTAGCCAGCTTCCCATTCACTCCGCTTTGATGTACCTCGAGTTTGAAAAAGAGAAAATAGATACTGAAAAGAAGTTACTTAAAAGATGAGAGGATATTACGACATACTTGAAAAGCTACGTATCACGCTTGAGGCAAACCCAAGCGTTAATACTGTAACGGAAGGAGACTTGCTTGACGTGGACTTGTCCAAGCAAACTATCTTCCCACTATCACATATTGTTATTCAGAACGCCACGTTCCAAGAACACACCATTACGTTCAATATGAACATATTGTTTATGGACTTGGTAGACTTCAACAAGGATGACCCTCGTGAGGGCATTCCGTTCCGAGGCAACAACAATGAACAAGACGTTCTCAATACAATGTTGCAGGTGGCCAACAAGCTATGGAGCGACCTTTCAAGAGGCGACCTATACACCGACAAGTATAGAATAGAAGGCACACCCACTTGTGAGCCGTTCGTAGAAAGGTTCGACAACCAACTTGCCGGTTGGGATTTGACCATTGCTATATCAATTCCTAATTCCGATATCAGTGTCTGCGTTTGACCCTAAACATTTAAAGGAAACCTTCGACAAGTTTGGTAAGTATGTGGTTCAGCAATCAAGAGCCAACCTAACCAAGAAGAAAAAGAACGTAAGCAAAACGCTATACGATAGCATACAATACGACTTCAAGGAAAGCAAAAGCGGTGCTTCCTTTTCTTTTGACTTCTCAATGGAGGACTATGGAGAGTTCCAAGACAAAGGGGTTAGTGGTATAAAAAAGAAATACAACACGCCTTATAGCTACAAAAGCAAGATGCCGCCACGTGGTCCTTTGGACAAGTGGGCGGTGAGAAAAGGGCTGCAAGGTGTTCGTGATGACAAGGGTAGGTTCATATCTCGCAAGAGTCTTGTTTACCTAATTCAAAGAAAACTGTACTACAAAGGTATTGAGCCGAGTTATTTCTTTAGTAGAGCATTCAACTTGGGCTTCAAAAGACTTCCTACTGAAGTCAGGGAAGCGTTCAGGCTTGACGTGCAAGATTTTATGAAGTTCACGCTTAAAAATATATTCTGATGCCGATAGTATCACCCGAAAGTTTGGTAGGAGCAAGAAGCCCTATCTACATTACTGCAAACTACTCAAGCCTTTCTTCGTCATTGACGGATGTAGAGTTTGAGCTTTTTATTTGGACAGGAGCGAGAAACTCACGGCCAGCATCCGCACAATACACTTTGTTCCGTGATGTGTTTGCAAGTACCGATGTTTCTTTTGACATTGCGCCAATGGTGCGAGAGTACCTATCCAATGCGTATGAGAACTTTGACGGGGAGGATATTGCCTACGCACCGGATGGTAGCGTGGTGTGGGTGCAGATAGACTACGATGTTAGCTATTACAACAAGGCTGACCCACCTGCAATAGCAAACGATACAGGAAGCTCTGATATCTTCGAGGCTTCCAACGGCTACCATATCTTTATTGAAGCAGCCAACAAGGAAGTGAACAAAGGCTATGCAAGTATAAACGCAGTCAAGTATATCAAGGATAGCGGCAACGAAGTAGTGCCGGTGTATCTTGGTAAGTGGGGTGAGGGCTACGATATCTATTGGGCTTACAAAGACAGGGTAGTTGCTGACGGGGGAACCGTTGAAGGTGGTAGTGCTTGTGCTAACATCGGGCTACACGAAGTAGAGTATTTAAGTGATAGCGGTTATAATGTAGACCTGCCTATTACTGAAGCAGACCTGCAAGGGCTACAAGCTGAAGAGCGTATTATGTTGCTACCTTGTGGAATCAACAACCTTACTGAATGGTTGGATAGTGTCGGTGAGCCGTTGGTCTATGTAAATTACTACGACCTCAACCTCAAGGACAAGGATGGTACTACATTAGACACTCGTAGATTCTATCCTACTTGTGAGGCGAAGTACACGCCAAGTGTTATGCAGTTCGTTAACAAGAACGGGGTTTGGGAAAGCGTAACCTTCTTTAAGCGCAGCGAGGAAGAAGTGAGCGCATCAGGCGACAACTACCGCAAGTCAATAGGAAGCTCGTCAGCTTCCGGATTCAGCTATTCTACAACAAACCCGTTGTACCAACGATATAACGTAAACGGAAGAAAACGCTTCACGCTCAACACCGGTTGGGTTGGCGAGGACTATAAAGACGTTATGGAGCAGATGATGATTAGCGAACGTGTTATGTTGGACGGTGTACCGGTCAACGTTTCTACGCAAAGCCTTACGCTGCAAAAGTCGGTAAACGACAAGAACATTAACTACACCGTTCAGGTAGAAGAAGCATTCGACATACGCTATGTATAAGGTAACGCTTTATATTGACGGCCAAAAGGCCGACTTGTTTGAGGACGAGAACATTCAGATAACCCTTACAACGCAAAACGTAAAGGATATCTCAAAGGTCTTTGGGGATTATAGCAATGGGTTTACTTTGCCGGCATCACCGGCAAACAATGCCATATTCAAGCACTATTACAATGTTGACGTTTCGGGTGGCTTTACTGCCAACCTACGAGCCGATGCTTTTATCGAGGTAAACAACAACGTATTTAAAGATGGCGTTTTAGAGCTTGAGAGCGTGCAAATGAAGAAGGGTGAGCCCTACGCCTATGCGGTATCTTTTTATAGCAACACAACGTCTCTGAAGGATTTGTTCGGTGAGGACACCCTCAACGACCTTGACCTATCAGCATACGACCACGACTACAGCGACACGAACATTGAGGCAGGGTTAGATGGGTTTGTATCAGGCACAAGCAGTTCTATTATCTATCCTCTTATATCACCGGTAGCGAATTGGTACTACAACTCAAGCGGTAGTCAGCCTGCACCAAACAACATAGCGTACCATACTCAATCAGACTTACACGGAGTATTCTACTACGACCTTAAACCTGCAATTAAGCTGCAGAAGATTATAGATGCTATTGAGAGCAAGTACAGCATTACCTTTGATAGTGACTTCTTTGATAGTGCCGACTTCGGTAAGTTGTTTATGTGGTGTCATAGACGAGCAGGGTATATGTTCAAAGACCAAGCTATTGGTGCAGAACCAGAGCTTATACAACTTACTTCGGGTGGGGGAACACCATTTGACGACACCTTGCATAGATTCCCTGTAACTACATCTAACAATCCTGCTTTGATAGCCTACACTTGTACGGCTACGGCTGCTACTAACTACAGGGTAGACGTGTTCATCAACGGAGAACGATTCTCGTACAAGCAGCATACAGGCAATGTATCTAATGTCTATGTGTATTTACCAACCCTTGTCGCAGGGGATTATGTTGATATGAGGTTAGCACCTTCAGGTGATGGTGGTGCGGTAACCGTTGGGGTAACTGCAAACTGGTATTCAGATACAGGAGCTACTAACTTATTAGCAGCTACAGGCATAATATCTGCAATGACTACGGCAGGTAGGGTCGTTGTTGCAGACCAAATGCCGGAGCAAAAGGTTAGCGACTTTATAGGAAGCCTTATACGTGCTTTTAATTTAGTTGTGGTGCCTACCGCACCCAACAAGTATGATATAGAAACATTAGACGATTGGTATGCAGAAGGAACTACAAAAGAAATTAGCGAGTATGTTGATACGGAGGAGGCCAATATCACTAAAACACAATTATATCGTAGAATCAGCTTTGCGTATAATGAAACGGAAGCGATATTAGGTGAGCAGTTTAGGTTGCAGAATGATATTGGCTATGGTGATTTACGAGCCGACTTCAACTTCGATGGCGAGGAGTTTGATGTTGAGGTGGGCTTCGACCATATGCTCTACGAAAGGTTAGACAATTTAAACAACGGGATAACCACTATTAATGTAGGCAAGAGCATCACGAGAGAGCTTGAGCCGTATATAGGCGCACCGCTTATCTTCTATTTAGCAGGGCAGATACGAGGTACTGACCAATTTGCTTATATAACTATATCGGGCAGTCCAACTAAAGAACCAAAGACTGACTTCCACCTTGTGAGTAATCTCAACAGTGATGTAGCTACGAGTGTAACCAAGACTCTGAACTTTGGTACGGAAATAGACCCGTACCTATTGCAGGGTTTTAGCCAAGGGCTATACAAATCATATTGGCAGGACTACATCACCGACCTATACGATGCAAGCCGAAGAATGTTTAGCTTTAAAGCGCAGCTGCCTTTGGGTATTATGCTCAATCTAAAGAACAACGACAAGCTAACTATCCTTGAGCGCAACTACATTATAAACTCGATTCGACTGAACCTCACCACCGGTGAGGCTTCTTTGGAATTACTTAACGAAGTGTAAAATATGAGTTACTTGCGTTATTTGATAGAAACGCTTCCGGAGGTAGAAGCCAAAACGGAAAACATTGCCATTGCAAAAGGCAAGTACCAAGAGCCGAAGAACTGGAAGCAATATCTAAAGAAACTGAAGAATGGCCATTAAGGAAACCGTAGAGATAGACGTAAAAACCAATGCGGATAAAACGGCAGACGACCTAGCGTCTGCTATTCGTGATTTACAGGCCGCCATTGAGAAGATGTCAGGCTCTTTGAGCGAAGGCTTTAAAGAGGCTAACGACAATATCGAGAAGGTTGACGAAAGCGTTCAGAATGTTACGGATAGTGCAAAGGATAGCGCAAAGGGTGTAGGGAGGCTCTCAAAGGCTTTCGGTAACATCGGGAAAGCATCCGGTATTCTTTTCTTGGTAGAAAAAGGTCTTGAGATTATAAAGGACTTGTTCAACGAAAACCAAGTCGTTGTTGATACTTTTAATACCGTATTCGAGTTCTTTTCTATTGCGTTCAACGACTTTGTAAACTTTATAGTTTCTAACACCGGTGCAGTAACCGGTTTCTTCAAGTCTATGTTCTCTGACCCGTTAGAGTCGGGCAGAAAGTTCTTGGACTTTGTAAAGAAAAACTTGATTGAGCGTTTTAATTCGCTTCTTGATACTGTTGGCTTCTTGGGTAGTGCCTTCAAGAAACTATTCTCCGGAGATATTACCGGAGCATTGAAAGACGTAGGCAATGCCGGTAAGGAAATGGTTGACGTGTTTACAGGCGTTGATGGAACGGTTGACAAGGTGGGCAAAGGGGTGGCCAACGTAGCGAAGGCTACGGCCAACTATGTAACTGAAACGGCCAAAGCAGCATCCGAAACCGTAAAACTAAACAAGGCAGCAGAGCTTTCTGATTCTATACGACAAGGGCTTATTGAAAAGTATGACTTGGAAGCAGAGAAACTGCGACAAGTACGAGACGATGAGCGTAATACTATTGCTGATAGAATAAAAGCCAACGAGGAGCTTGGTGCGGTACTCGACAAGCAGGAGAAAGAAATGCTTGCTGCAGCGGAAACACGTTTGGCAGCGGCCGAGCGTGAGGCAGAGAAGAAAAAAGGCAACCTTGAGGCTGAAAAGGCCTTAATAGAAGCACAAAACGAGCTTGCAGGTGTACAGGCACAAGTAGCAGGATTCCGTAGCGAGCAGTTGATGAATGAGATGTCTCTTCAAAGAGAGTTGTTTGATTTAGAGATGCTGCGCAAAGAAAACGCTTTAGAGGTATCTAATATATATAGAGATACACTTTTAGAACTTGAAACTAATGAACAAAAGAGGTTAGATTTAGAAGAGGAGTTTAATAGAAAGCGTTACGAACAAGAACTGAAACTATTACAGGAAAAGAAGGCGTTGTATGGTGAAGGCACTAGTGAGTATGCCGCTGCACAAGCAGAGATATACACATTGAATGCTAATAGAACTGCTCAAGAAAGGTTAGAAGCCAAAAAGCGTAGAGAGATTGAGCACCAAACCCAACAGGCTAAACTACAAATGACAGGCAAGGCCATAGGTGCTATTAACGAACTTGCTCAATCATTTTTAGAGGGCAATGAACAACAAGCTAAAAAAGCGTTTCAAATTAATAAGGCACTTGGTATTAGCCAAGCAGTAGTTAACACGGCACAAGCCGTTACTGCGGCTCTTACGGCAGGTGGTAACCCTATTAAGCTGGCTACGGGAGCGCAGTTTGTAGAGGCAGGTATCGCTGCCGTTACAGGTGCAGCGCAAATTGCCACTATTGCTCGTCAGCAATTCGAGTCGAGTGGTGATATAGATACTAACATCCCTCAATCGGGTACTGCGCCAAGTATTACACCGCAGTTTAATGTGGTGGGTGCAAGTGGTACAAACCAAATTGCTCAAAGTTTACGTCAGCAAGGTCCTGTTAGGGCTTACGTTGTAGGAAGCGATGTTACTTCGCAACAAGAACTTGATAGAAATAGAATAAATAACGCAACATTGTGAAAATAGTAGAACTAATACTTGACGAGGAACAACTATTGAGTGGCGTACAAGCCATCAGTATTGTTGAGCATCCGGCTATTGAGTCGGATTTTATTACCTTGAGCAAAGAACAAGAGGTAAAACTTGCAGAGGTA